ACTACTGCTAGGAAGAGAGATACTCTTGAATGGGAAGGTGAATTAGGAGCTTTCTTGATGTCTACAGACGAAAAACAAACTAAACGATATGGTAATAAAATTACTATAGATAGTTGGAATAATATTAAAAAGTATAAAAATGTATATGGAGCTTTCTTCATTTTTGATGAACAACGATTAGTTGGTTCTGGAGCATGGGTAAAGGCGTTCTATAACATTGCAAGAAAAAATCAATGGATATTATTATCTGCAACTCCTGGTGATCAATGGACTGATTATATTCCGGTATTTGTTGCAAATGGTTTTTATAAAAATAAAACCGAATTTAAGATTAGACATTGTGTCTATAGTCGATATACAAAATATCCAAAGATTGAAAGATATGTTGATGAAAAAACTTTAAAGAAATACAGAGATGATCTGTTAGTAAATATGAAAGATAACCGAATGACAATTCGGCATAATGAATTAGTAAGTGTCGATTATGACAAGATGAAATTTAGGCAAGTCTATGTTGATCGTTGGGATCTTTATGAAAATCGGCCAATTGCTGAAACTGGAAAGTTATACTATTTAATGCGTAAAGTTGTGAATTCAGACGAAAGCAGAATAATAAAGACTGCTGAGATAGTCAATAGAAAAGATCGATGTATTATATTCTATAATTTCAGTTATGAACTTGATCTACTTAGAACAATGTGCGAAGATTTAGAAATCGAGTATGCCGAATGGAATGGCAAGAAGCACCAAGATCTTCCAGAAGGTGAAAGATGGGTTTATCTTGTTCAATATTCTGCAGGATGTGAAGGATGGAATTGCATTACGACTGATACAATTATATTCTATAGTCAAAGTTATTCTTATAGAATGACAGAACAAGCATCTGGAAGAATAGATCGTTTGAACACCCCATATACCGATCTTTATTACTATCATCTTAGATCATCAGCATGGATTGATTTAGCAATATACAGATCTTTGAAAAATAAGAAAAATTTTAACGAAAGTTCACAAAAGTTGAAAATTAAGGCTTGAAATGGGTTCGCGTCAAAATCCTATGCTATAATAGAGAGAGAAGAAACATAGGGGTGTATTCTTCTTTTTATATTTTTTTTTGGAGGTGTTGCATATGTTGGAAAGTCAATTTCAATCAGCTCTTATAAATGAGTTGAAAGATAGATTTCCAGGATGCATAATTTTGAAGAATGATTCAAGTTATATTCAGGGGATTCCTGATTTAACAATATTCTTTGAAGATATGTGGGCAACTCTCGAAGTTAAGAAAGATAGACGCGCTCATCATCAGCCTAATCAGGATTACTATGTAAGACTTATGAATGATATGTCATTCTCGGCTTTCATCTATCCTGAAAATAAGGAGGAGATATTAGATGAGCTTGAACAGTACTTTTCAATGGCATGATAATTCAAGGAAATTTCCTAAAGATGCTCATGCTATATTCGGGGCTTCTAATTATCACTGGATTAATTATTCAGAAGAAAAGATGTTGGAGCTTTATGTGAGTAGTCAGGCTAAAAAGAAAGGAACAGAACTTCATGAAATAGCCTGCGGATTAATTAAAAATAAAATTAAACTTCCAGATGTTGATTTGACCCTTAACATGTATGTAAACGATGCAATATATTATGGAATGCGGCCAGAGCAACAGCTGTACTATTCAAAATGGTTCTTTGGAACTGCTGACTCTATAATTTTGGATAATGGAGTTCTAAGAATTCATGACCTAAAAACTGGAAAAACAAAACCGAGTCTTCATCAGCTTGAAATTTATGCATCATATTTTTGTTTAGAGTATGGACTAATACCAAGTGACTTTAAAGATATTGAATTAAGGATCTATCAAAATAATGAACGATTCATTGAACATCCAGGAAATGATGAGATAGTTCCTATAATGGATAAGGTTATAACGGTTAGCAAAATACTAGAAAAACTTGAGGAGGATGAAAGTTATGGATAATGAATTATTCCATGTTGGGGTTGGCCATGAAGATGATCCTCCAGGAAGAGGTTCTGGAAGATATGGTTGGGGTTCTGGTGATAATCCTTACCAGCATCAGTTTGACTTTCTTTCTGAAGTAAAGAAGTTAAGAGAACGTGGATTAACAAATAAAGAAATTGCTAAATCTCTTCTTGGCGATAGTGCAACTACCACCGAATTGAGAGCAGAAATAGCAATTGCTACAAAATCACAAAGACAAGCAAATCGTGCAAGAGCTTTAAAATTGTATGATGAATGTCATGGAAATGTTTCAGAAGTTGCAAGAAGGATGAGCGATGAAAATAAAACATGGAATGAAAGTTCAGTTAGATCATTACTCAACGATGCGATTGCTGAAAGAACTAACAAATATGAAAACACAGCAAATTTCTTAAAGCAGAAAGTTGACGAAAATGGGATAATAGATGTTAGTACTGGTACTGAATTGTATATGGGAGTTACAAAGAATACAAAAAATGTTGCAATTTCCATGCTTGAAAAAGAAGGCTATGTAAAGACATATGTGCAAATCCAGCAAATGGGTACCGATCATAAAACATCAATTATGGTGTTGGCTCCTCCTGGATCTACATATCCTGAAATTTATAAAGAAAGATACAATATTCAAAGTATACAAGAATTTACGCCAGATCAAGGAAAGAATTGGTTCGTTCCAGAATACCCGGCTAGCCTTGATTCAAGTAGAGTTATGATCCGTTATGCTGAAGATGGTGGAAAAGATAAAGATGGAGTTATTGAACTCCGAAGAGGGGTTGATGATATATCTCTTGGCGGATCACAATACTCCCAAGTTCGTGTAATGGTTGATAATGATCATTATATGAAAGGTATGGCTATATATGGTAATGATTCTGATTTTCCAGATGGAATAGATGTAATTTATAATACCAATAAGCATACTGGAACACCAATTACAAAAGTATTAAAAGAATGCAAGACAAATTCGGCTGGGGAAATAGATAAAGATAATCCATTTGGAGCGCTTATTGCAGCCGGAGGTCAGAGATACTATACAGATGCAGATGGAAAAGAACAATTATCGCCGATTAATAAACTTCGAGATGAAGGAGATTGGGATAATTGGTCAAGAAATTTAGCATCTCAGTTCTTATCAAAGCAGCCGTTGAAATTAATTAATCAGCAATTAGATCTTTCTGTTAAAAGTAAACAGAATGAATTAGATGAGATTAACAATCTTACCAATTCTGTTATTAGAAAGAAATTGCTTAATGAATTTGCAGATAATTGTGATTCAAATGCCGCAGATCTATCGGCCAAAGGATTCAAGAATCAAGCATTTCAAGTACTTCTTCCAATACCAACATTAAGTGACCAAGAAATTTATGCTCCGAACTATCAAGATGGAGATACAGTCGCCCTTGTTAGATATCCGCATGGCGGAACATTTGAGATACCTATCTTAAAAGTTAACAATAAGAGCTCCGATGCAAAAGCAGTAATGCAAAATGCAAAAGATGCTGTAGGTATTAATCCTTCAGTTGCTGAAAGATTATCTGGAGCTGACTTCGATGGCGATACTGCATTGGTTATACCAGTAGCTTCAAATAAGATAGCTATTAAATCTACCAAATCTTTATCCGGTTTAGTAGGTTTTGATCCGAAAGAGCTATATAAGCTTCCAGATGATGCTCCTCAGATGAAGAATTCGACAAAGCAGAATCAAATGGGGCAGGTTACCAATCTTATAACCGATATGACAGTTGGCGGAGCAAGTACTGCTGAAATCGAAAAAGCAGTTAAGCATTCGATGGTCGTTATTGATGCAGAGAAGCATCATCTTGATTATAAACAAAGTGCTAAAGATAATGATATTAGTTCATTAAAGAAAACTTGGCAAGGTAGAGTTAATGAAGAAACTGGAAGGACTAGCGTTGGAGCGGCCACAATTCTATCAAGAGCTAAATCTGAGGTATATGTAAACAAGCGAAAAGAAGTTACAGATACCTCTAAGATGACGGAATCCGAGCTAGCTGATTGGAATACTGGTAAGAAAGTATACAGAGATACGGGAGATACAAAAAAGACCCTGATCACCGATACTTCTAAGATGACCCCCTCTGAACTAGAGGTGCACTCAGCAGGCAAGAAGGTATACCGAGAAACTGGGACCCTAGTTAAACA